GGCGTTGTCACGCTGTTCATACAGCGCAACCAACTGCCGACCTACACTCCAAAGAAACCTAAGCATCGCTGAAAATCCCCCTTTGTCTGATCAGTTCCTCTGACATATCTTCCCGGTCAATCGGCTCAATCTCACTCACAAGGATGGATTGCCAACGGTCATTCTGTTCTGTCCAGACAACGAACCCATCGTTATGGCGGCAAATATAAAGCCCTTCCCGATCATGGGTCACAGGCCATTCCGCCAAGACTAGAACAGGGTCAAGTCTTTTGATCAACCAACCGCCCCACAACACCAAGGGCCAAAACAGCGATGGTCAAAGCATCAACCCAATCACTCGGAACCCTTGATTGCAATGATACAGGCAAGGCCATGTAAGCGCCTTGCAAGGCCCCAGCAACAATCATTGCTTGCTGACTATAGAACCGCCAGCTTGAACGCCAATTCTCAATCAGCTTCATTTCTTAAACCATCCTAGAATAATCGAAAACCAATCGGCACTCGCCGGGATAGACTCGAATGCCGCCTGCCATTTAAGCGCATATGCCGCAATGGTTGACGCCCTGTCTGTGCCGTTCACAACGCGACGCATGCTGTAGAAGTCCGAATAATCCGACAACTTCTTGCCTGTAAACCACCCCTCAGTCATTCCCTTGACAATGATCTTAGCGGCAATGTCAGGCCGCAACGCAATGTCTGGATTATTGACAAGATCAACTCCCAATGCCTTGCCAGCCCGGATGTAGTTTGCAAGCCCTGTCAACTGGACATAGCCACGCCCGCGATACTTGAACCCATCACCGTCTTTTTCTGGTGTGTTGCCTAATGCTGCCGCAAGTTTTCCAGTGTCGTATTTGTCAAAATACCGAACGCCGCCATATTCCGTAATAGGCTGCATGGTTTTATTGACTTCATGCCAAGCCGTCGCAAAGATATACGCCCGGTGCGCAACAGACAAGCCCCGCGTCGCATCAAAAAGCACGTTAATGCCGTCAACCTGATCCTGATTGAACGGGCCAAAACCTGCCCGCGCCGCATCGAAAAACTCTTTAGGTGCCGTCATAACCCTAATCCCCCTTCAATCTTTGCAACGCGGTCGCGCATGTCTTTAACGTCGGTCTTGACTTCCTTAATCTCTTCTATCAATTCCGACCTTAGCTTGTCAATCGGGCTAAGGTCAATCGGCTTGTCTTTTGGCTTTTGAAAGTAAATCCACAACGCAAACAAAATAGGGGCAACGCTTGCCCCAAAAGCCTTAGCTAGTGTTTCAAACAGCGCAATTGCAGAAGTAACGTCACCTGCGCCCATCCTCGAAAGCCTTCCAAGCTAGCATCAAATTAGGCGTTACAATGAAGAAGCTAGCAAAAACCCCAACCGCAAACTCGCCATGGTTGAAAATAGCGGAATAAACAAGAATTGCAAAAAAGGCACAGTGAATAGCGCCGCCCAAAAATACATGATGACGAGCAACAGGTTTCATCAATCCGATAATGCAAAGCGAACTTGCCGCCATCATGGCAATGGCCCACATTTCAGCCGGGATTGAGTATGCCAATTCGCCATAAACGCTAGGATCAAACCCACCGCCCCTTAGCGTTTCGTCCAGCCAAAACAACGCGCCAATCGCAAACAAGCCCCACTGGTAAAGCAAAGCAATCGGCCTATACCGCTCAATCGTATGTTTTTCAGAACCAAACCGCCAATCAATCGCGATTGTCTTTTTCATCGTTTTTTCCCAACCTAGCGGCAACAACACCGCCAAGAATTACAGCAACAAACAAGAAAGCGTAGTAATTCCGAGTTGCTGCAAAGGTCCAAGTCAAAGCGCCGGAAAGGAAAGCAAACGTATCAATATAAGCATCGCCAAAACCCGCGCCCATCTGTTGTATCACCCCTTCCCAAAAAATCAAATACAGCGCAGACATTGTTAACGATACTCTTAAAGCATAGTGCTTTTCAGTCAGCGCAACCATAAAGCTGGAAACAATCGCGGAAATCATAAACCCCAAGAACGAATGGGCCAGCAACACACTGGCCCAATAATGCACGTTCGATTGATCCTCCGGGGTTAGTAAGTCCATTATTACCAATACTCCTCGATAATCAGAAGGCCATCTCCGCCGGAACCACCAGCGAAGTTAGTTGCGACGGCATTTGTTACAGCACCGCCGCCCCCAGCGCCCCTCCCGACGGCGTTTGACCCAGCACCGCCAGCTACCGCACCAGATGGCCCCCCACTTCCAAATTGGCTATCCCCGCCATTCGATAGAACAACAGGGACGCCACCCCTGACAATTCCACGAATTGCAGCACGAGTGGGCGTATTAATATCGCCGCCAGTCGATGCCAGAGGGTCCACCACACCAGCAGAGGCGTTGGGTGATGCCGTAACTCCTGCCGTTCCCCTGCCGCCCGTGGCTGTAATGGCAACACCAGTCCCTGATACAGTGGTATCACCGCCATCACTGCCCGCGTTATTGCCAGCTGCGCCGCCCGTGCCTTTTACCCCAACGGAATACGAATAGGACGATGCAAGAGGCCCAATCACGAACCGCTCGACATATCCGCCCCCCTGTCCGCCTGTAGAGCAGGCGCTATCGCTGGCAGTTTGCCCGTCAACCCCACCCGCGCCGCCGCCAGCGCCCTGAGCGCGGAAATTGACAGCCCGCGCCTTAGCGTTAGGAGTGTAAGTCCCCGCCCCTGTGGCAGTGATCACTGTCCGACTGCGCAACATGTAGCCAACGCCAGTGCCTGCGATACCACCGTCAATCGTGGCGATATTGTTAACCTGCAATGCGTTGAAAGTGCCAGTTGCTGTCGCGCCAACGGCCACTTCATTAATCTCAGGCACAGCATGCACGGCAAGCCAAGTTAGAAATTCATCAACGTTCGCTGAAAATTCAGCTTGAGTTTGCGCTGATCTATTTGGAATAGTTCCGGTGTATGGCGTTACCATTATGTCAGTCCTTCAATTTCTAGCGATGCGACGCATAGGTTTTTAGTTACAATTGGGAAGTTGATGTCCTTATAGAACCCGTAAGCTAAAAGTCCAAATTGCTCATTACCCTCTCCACCATGGAATACAGTCCCTTTTGCACGTCTGCCAGCTAGTTCCCTACGCAATGTAGCAATTCTTGTCGCGTCAAAGCTAAAATTCAAATCCATTGTATCTGAATATGCGCGCTCAATTGCAGTGACATTCCCAAACGTATCCCTGTCTTTACGACTGTAATCCTGAATGCCAACCGATGCCCCAGCATGAATATCACCAAGGAACAACCCTTGACCCAAGGCAATTTCACCGACCTTAGCAACTTCATCGGATTGAACGTCAATAAGAACTGTTGTTCCAGTAAATGCAGGGACGTTTTCAAACACTACTGAATCAATCTTAACTATCGGGTCAAAGAAATACGACCAATAGTCGTCAATATCTGAATAGTCTTGCAATTCTCGGGTTGTATCGTATGAAATAGAAGACCATAATCCACCGCTATCAATCTCCTGATAGTCTGTCGGGCTATCGCCAGATTCAAGCTGCGGATGGTAAATTTCCAAAATACCCGTGCCTGAAAGCGTTCTGAGACCAAAGACTGTCGCAGAAGTTACTGTTGTTGTTACTTGGATTGATGTCCATTCATCACTTACAGGAAGTGAAAAATTGCTCCCATTAATAAAAACAGTCACGCCTGTTATATTGTCAGACCTAACCCACACAGTCATTGTCAATTCACCACTAAAACTAGTGAGCGTCTGTGCAATAGATGAAAATGCCGATGTAAAATTAAAAGATTGCGCATTGGTGCCGCCGTCAGGATCTACCACAGCGCCAATGTAAGTTGTTATAGTTTTGGTCCACGAGGCATGATTTAGATCATTGGTTGATGTCAGGATATTACGCCGCAGATTGGAGGGATCATCAACCCGAACCCTGACACTTGTAGCATCAAGATTAAATAACGCTATCCCATCCGCCCGGCTAGAAACGTCAAGTTCATAACTAATGCCACCAGACCTTACGGCCCGATCCTGAATTACGCTGTCAAAAGCTTTCCACCTATTAGTAGCGCCAACTCGAACCCACCAAGTGGGTGTTTCCAAAGCGCTATCTGTTACAGGATCGTTATTTGTATTACCTGACTGTATAGACTGGTAAACCGAATGCGTAGCCGTTACGATCACGCGAGCATTAACCGCATAAGTAGTGCCGCTATTCCAAGCGGCATAATCAGTTTCTGCAATGTTGCTACTAGTCAAAACCGCGTCATTCACGGTTATAGGAACGATCATTTTCATTTTCAAGCCGTTCTTTCCGTTGGCAATCCGTCAATATCCCACTTGGTGTTGATATTAGCAATTTTGCGCAATTGCTGCAAAACCTGCACCAACAAGGCGTCATTGTTTTCAGACCCGGCATTAGGGGCAGCCGTATTGGCCGCGCCGTTAGACGAATTAACAGCGGGTGACGTGCTAGCCGCAACACGGTTAGCCTTTGGTGCGCTATAAATTCCCGGCTTAGCAGGTTCGCGTTTTAGAGTCCCGTTTAACCATTTGCCGTTGGCGACTTGATAAGCAAACAGAGATTTGAAGTCGTTCGGGTCCAGCGCGTCTTTCAGCGTCTCGACCTCTTCCACAACCCCGCCAAGCGCGTCTTGCAGGTTAACAAACAAAGGTGCCAGCTTAATCAGCATCGCAGCGGCTTTATCGCGGCCCTGACTTTCCAGTTTATCAACAAGCTTGCGGTATGCCTCAATCGACTTTGGCAATTTTCCGCCAACGCCAGCCCTATCAAACCCCGCAGTCAGTTGCTTGCGAAGTTCTTTGATTTTTTCCTGATCAGTGTAAAACTGGTCAAAATAGAAGGATGTGGCCTGAATAAAATTCTGGACGTTGCCGAAAATCTTGACAATGGCATTGGTAGCCCTTGCGCCTTTTACAGACACGTCAAAAAGATCAAAGCCCAGAACTCGCCACGTCTTATTTACCACGCGCAATTGCATTGCTACGCGGGCTAGCGTATCCATCAACTGCTCACCATTGGAGCGCATAGACTTCAAGCCGGGAACCATACCAGCGAAGGCATTGCCAAGGCTTTGCAGACGCCGCTGGATAATCTCTTGAATTTGATCTTGGCTAAGGTCTTTAGTGCTAACCGATATTACTTTCTTAAAGCTTTCAAAAACTTTCGCGCTAACGCCAATGGCCTTTGCGTTTCTCAATACTGACATCTGGATTTTGAAAATTGCCCGATCAATCGGATCAGCAATATCCTTACTTGCTTTTTCAATATTGAAATCTGTGCTTTTTATTAAGCCTAGAAACTTCTTTTTCTCAATAAGGGTAAAGGTCTGCACCAAAGACTTCATGCCCTTGGTTGTTATTTTAAACCCGCTATCTAGAAGCGTCTTTTTAGTCTTGAATAATGACACAATAATGCCGACGCCAGCCGCGACAGCCCCAAGCGCCCCGATAGCCCCGCCCAGACCCGCTAGACCGCCGCCGCTAAGTCCACCTAGAGCGCCAGAAAGCGCAGACCCCGCGCCGCCAAGGCCCCCGCTAAGCAGTCCGCCGACAACACTGTTAAAACCGCCTGTAACGCCGCCAATCAGCCCGCCTAGACCGCCAAGCGCGCCTCCGCCCCCACCGCCAGTCAGCATCCCTAGAAGTCCGCCCCCACCGCCCGTTGCTGCGCTTGCTACACTTCCAGTGACGCTAGTAGCGCCGCCAAGGCCAAGGCTGATCATGATCTTATTCTTGAGCGAATAACTGATCATTTCGGCAATCATGGATTTGAACGATCCAACAATGCTATCTTTGAACGACTTGAAATCTTTCAGGCCGCCAGCAACGAATTCTCCAAACGCATCCGAAATACCCCCGACCGCATTTACTAGCGGGCGTTCCAGTTCCTCGCGCAGTTTTTCAGCGGCTTTTTCAGCGTCCTTTAATGACTGTTCAGCTTTCTTTTGGCTTTCACTGATTTTCTTGCCAGCACCCCCGCCTGCTTTGCCGGCCTTTGCAAGCGCTTTCCCTTGGTGTTCAATAAGGACTGTGTTAGCCTTAATCTCCTCGCCAATATTACGCCCACGGGCATACTCTTGGTAAGCGCCAATTGTCTTTGCATCGCCAATGTATTGTTCAGCAATTGCCCGCTGCTGTGCCATTGCTGACATTGCAGACCATATCTGTGTTGCCGCATTAGCTGCACTTACAGCTAGAGATTGCGCCCACGATGCAGCGCCTTGTAAAGCCCCAGCCGCTGCATTGGCACCGCTCACAAAATCCCAGATTGAGAAAGTCGATTGCTCGATTTCACCACTAAGGCGTGCCGCCTCGATAATGATCTTTTGCGTTTCATCGTAAGCCGCCTGCAATGGTGCGGGAAGTTCCCCAGCCGCATTGCGGGCGTTGTCTAGTTCAATTGAAAGCTGTTGCGCGGCGGCAACCGTATCAGTCAAGTTGTCCGCATTCCTGAATTCAACAAAAGCATCCCGAAGCGCCGTTGCCTCGGATCTAGCGAGACCTAGACCAATGGCCATATTGTAAATGGCTTCATTTTGCGCTCGACCGCCTGAACCAATAGCGACTTCCATTGCCAGCGCGCTTGCCGTAATCTGCTGGATTGTGGCGTTCATGTTAGCCAATGCCGCTTGCTTTTCAGCGTCTGCAATAGCCTGCATTGCAGTCCTAGCGGCAATAGCCATACTGCCAAACTCTTCCTTTAGTTCGGCTACTGGAGCGCGGGCGCGTTGCGACGTGGCGATATATTGGTCAACCGAATTAGTCAGTTCGTCCATACGGTCTTGCATCGTCTTAGCCGCTTCACCGCTAGACATGAACCAATTGACCGCAGCCGAACCAAACGCGATAACACCGATGGTCACAAGATTGATCGGGCTAAGCATAGACATAAAGGCCGAACCAATAACGCCACCAATTGCCCGGATATTACCGCCAAGCGTTCCCCACACTTGGTTAAGCTGCATACCTTGCTGCATTGCCAATTGCATCGGGTTTTGCCCCGCCGCCATCATCACGGCAATATCGTTTAGCTGCGAGAATACGTTGGCCGATGCCCCGCCAAATTTGGACATCTGCGTGGTAGCGCCTTGCGCCGCTGTTCCAATTTTTCCGACATTCGCATGGGCAGCATTGGTTGATTTTGCAAGCGCATCCGCAGCGGCATCAGCCTTTACAGCCGCCGCAGTCATCCGTTCCAGCTTAGGCGTGGCTTTATCAAGATCGCCGCTGTCAACACGATAGCCAAGCGCCGCAAAATCCATTATTCTCGCCTCGCCTCGGTTATCTTGTCTTGCAATTCATGCAATTCTTGACGGTATGCACGATCCATTGCGATGATTATAACCGCAATTTCAGGCGGTATTAAATCGCCCGTTGCGCGTTGCCAGTCCAGAATAAGTGTCGGATTGATTGGAAAACTGTAGTCGTTCAGGCATCCGCGCAAGGCATAGAATAAACCCTCAATCCATTCCGAACCAATCGGCAATTCCGGCTTTTCGTCAATAGGCTTTTTTGCAAGTATGCAATACTCGCGCCGGGTTAAGTCCGGGTCAGACTTAACAAAAGCTGAACCCGGACTATCCCATTTAGTCGTATATGTAACGCTGTCTATAAGGGCCTCTGTTAGCCCTTCGTAAAATTTCCAATGTCGGAAACTTTAGCGTCAACCTGCTCAAATACCCAATCCGCAGAAAGGACTTCCTTCACAAATTCAGGCGTGAAATCAATCTTTTTGCCGTTCCATTCCGCATCCTTAGGCCAGCGCCATCCGGTCACACAGGCGGCAAGGAACTCAATCGTTCGCCCTTCATTCTTTTCGATCAGGCTAACAACATCGCCCAGCTTCTTTTCGCTGATCTTGCCAATGTTGGAAATCATCAACTGCGCTTGGTTCTGCCGCGCCTTAGCTTTCGGCCCCGGCGCGTTGGCGGAAATGACAGAGAAGAAAATACCAGTCGGCCCAAAGTCGCCCGGCCCATCAAGTTCAAACTCAATTGCAGCGTCATACTGCACTACTTTTGCAAAATCCATAGTCAGCCCTCCTTAGGCTATTAGAGGGGCCTTAGCCCCTCTTTCGTTTAGCATGTTAGGTCGGATCAATCCAAATAGGCCGCTGGTTAAGTGCAAGCTGGAATGTCAGGTTCACAAAATCCTCGCCACCGCCGCCCGCATCTCCACCGCCGCCAACGTAGCCCCAAGTATAGCGCGTGGTGCCAGTTGTCGGGGTAGTGCCGTCCGCCAATACCGACTTGAACGCGTATGGCGTCCGAACGCCAGCCGCCGCAAGCATTGCAGCCTGCCCAGCGTCATCAGGATCATAAGCAACAACCAATTCGCCGTCCGTGACGTTCGTAAATCCTTTTTGCTTTTGCGAAACGTCAGTATCCAGCAAGTCTTGCGAGATGATATTATCCTCTACACCCATCGCAGGAGTAGTGACAATGCTAGAAACCTCAGTCCAAGTCAGGGCTTCAAATCCAGCTTGGTTTAGATTGTCATCAACAACCGTAGTCGAGATGTAAAACTTGCCGCCGCGATATACACGTCCAGCCGCCATTTGCAATATCCTTTTGCTTTAGCCCAGACAACGGGCGGTTTTTAGATTGTCAAATTATCGCTTGACTGTGGTAATATTGCAAATTAGCCCATAGCCCGCCAAGTGACTGTAACGGGCAACCGATTGAATGCCCCGTCCCTGTAACCCGTGCCAATATCTGCCGCCTTAACAATTTCAACCAATCCGTCTAGTTTCATATCCTTGGCAAAATGTTCCCGAATAATCCCCGCAACGCCTAGCATTTGCGTATGTGTCCAAGCCAAAGGAACCATAACCGACAATGACAACGCGCCGCCGTGTTGATCGTCCGCAGTCGATCCGATGTAAAGCCTGACATTGCCAAACCTAACATCGGTCACAACGATAAACGCCGTATCCGCATCGGGCGGATAAGTTTCACCCGGCAACACAATCGGAAATCCGCCTGAAATTGTGCCTAGGTGATCTTTAATGGCTTCCCATATTTTTGCGTCAATTTGGTCAATCATGCGTTAATCCTTGCAACGGCTTCATTTACAAACGACTGCCATTTAGCCGCGCTTGCCTCTACGAAAAATTGCCCAGCTTGGTTATAGTTTCGGCCTAAACTGTCTTGCCCGGTAAAACCGTAGTTCACCCGCCTAGCATAAGCAGCCTGATACCCCAAATAGAACGTTTCACCCAATTCAAGGCCTGCAATCGTCAATTCAATCTGGCCAGCGTTGTCGGTGAAATCAGCGCCGGGTTTTACAGTTGGCATTGCAACGGTTGATGACATAAGAGAACGCCTAAGGTTCCCTGTCACAAGTGGGCTTCTATAGGTCACATCTCGCGCCAACGATTGAACGCTTTCCCGAAAAACCAGAGTGGTTTTTCGTTGCGCTTTTTCGCCCCAAGCCTTAACCTGTGCTGCAAAACTGCCCATTACCGCGCAAGCCTTGCATAGTCGATGCCATAGATAGACACGCAACGGCAATTGATTATTTGATCAGCCCCAGCCCCTAAAGACGTATCGTGCGGGTGCAGCATAAGATCGCCACCAACAACGAACGGCGTTTCCAGACCGATTACTCTTGACTTATGTAACGCGATATGTTCAGGACGTTCCCTGCCACTGATAGCCGGGCCACCATGCACCCATTCTTTCCACACATACTCTTGCGGAATGCCCGTCTTGGCAATCCCTTGCCGCCAAGCCTCGCGCTTTGCCAATTCAACAGCCCTTGCGGTTTCCGTTCTGGCAATCGTCCAGCCCCTAAGGTCTAACAGACGATTGGTATAAGCCGCCGTGATCTTTTCAATCTGTGCAGCGGTCAATCTTTGCTTTAGTCGGATAGCCTTGGCAATCGTCCTGTCAAACCGCTTATCGCGCCGCGCCATGTCTAACGCTTTAGCTGGATCACTCGCAAGATAGGCGCGCATGTTAGCCACCCACTGCGATTGTGGGCCATTCAATCCGACGATACCGCCTTGCCGCTTGCCGTCCTTACCCACGCGACCCACAAGCCGTGTGATCATGCTTTGCGGCCCCATCCCGGCGCTATACATCTCGCCAATGGCTTGCCGTAAAGCCGTGCGTTGATCATCAACAATCGCCGTAACCAATTCGCTAGACATGGATCGCAACGCCGCTGTTGCCTCGGGGTTATCCATATCCCAACGGACAACGGCCTTGGACATATCGGGAAACCGCCAAGTGACACCCGCCGTAATCAAAGCGCCGCCATCATCAAACGTCTTCGCCAATTCCGCTTGGAAAGCCCTATAAGCCGCCGTTTCAAGCCCTATCGCGTCAATCGCAGCATCAACATCGCCACGCGCCAAAGCATCACGCAAGCGGCCTATCTGGGCCTCTGACTTGATCCTAGCAATAGCCGCAAGGAACGCCCGACGAATGGCAGGTTCTTGCTTTTGGATCAACTCGTCTAGCGTCATGATCGCACAATGAACCGCGTTGCCACAGGATCACCAGCGGCTGGAATTTGATCAATCCGAACAACGGTCACTCGATTGCCGTCAATCCGCATAAGATCAGACGCAAGCGGCGTGTAGTCGGTCAAAGATGCAATCACTTGCAGGTCACTCGCCACAACCTGCACCCCGTCAACTAGCGACTGCGATACACCCCTTGCAATGGCGTTTAGTTCAGTCCAGACAGTTGTGAGCGTTGGCGCATCCCAAGGATTAGCGCCGGGCGCATTCGTCGGCCTGCCAATTTCGACAGTGCCTTGTTTGTATTTTGTCAAGAGCCTTGACGCCGTTCCCTGCAATCTGTCATAGAATTGTGACATTTATGCCACCGTCATAAAGAACCGCGTTCCGGTCGGATCGCTCGCAAGAAACCCCTTGATTTTATCCATCGCCGCAGTCACGATAGGCCGAACGTCTTCGATGGTGCCGGAAAGGTTGTCAGTGTCGTATTGAACTTGGATCACGTCAACTTTTTCCATGGTGACGTTTGCAGCGGCCTTGGTGGATGTCGGTGTTAGGATGCCAGCGGATAGGAATTCAGCCCGCGCAAATTCATGTTGCGCCGCGATAACCTCGGCAGGAATTTCGCCTGATCCGATATTGTTGCCGTCGCCATCCGTTGCGCCTGTTCTGGGCCATGCGCCACCTTGCGCACGGGCATAGGTGCGACTACCCTTCCAAGGCAACGTTGACATGTAAGCAAACGCCCGACGAATAGCTGCTTCCTTGTCAGCCGTGTTGCCCGCCAAAGAATGCCCATACATCGCAACGGCATAGTCGCTACACGCTTGCAACGTCGCGTAGCTATCCGCCCCCGTAACACCTGCACCTGTTTCGACTGTCAAAGCCATGGACTACACCCTTAGATTTTGTGTCACAAGATAGCAAAAAAAGCCCTTGACGGCAAAGATGGGATGGGGTATGGGTGGGGAAGGTAACGAGAACACAACAAAGGACAACACAAATGTTTGAAGTCGGAAAAACGTATACGGATGAAGAAGGATTTGAACGCAAGTGCATTGCGATTGATGGGGATTATGCATATCTCGCGCATAATGGCGGAACCGGCTACCGTTGGCGTATGGATGGAACCGCAGTCGATCTCGGCACGGGTTACAACATCCCCGCGCCCTATCCCCGCCCCGTGATCAAGTGGTATCCGGGCGAAACCGCGCCTAAGGATGGAAGTAAGTTCCTAGCAGTCGCTCCGTGCGGATTTGATGAGGTCATCTTTGATGGTGGGGAATTTGTCTTTTACTTTGACGCAAGTCCCTACGGCAAGGTTTATCATTGGTCGCCGTTGCCAGTTGATCCGGAATAATGAAAAAGCCCCCGATTAAGGGGGCTTTCCTTTGGATTAGATACCGTCCTTATACCGGACTTCTTTCGGCAGTCGAATATCCAGACCACCCAGACGGAACACGCCCGGAACCTCGAAGTAAAGCGGGGTCTTTTCACGGGCAGGCAGGAAGCGATGCGGCATCGGGATATGCAGTTTCAGAACCTGCGGATCGCGGCGATAAGCAACCATCCGGTTAGTCGAACCAGCGCCCGCCGTTTCCAGACCGCGAACGCCACGGATGGTCAATTCACGTCCAGTCATAGCGGTATATGTGTTGTTTTCCCGCAGGAAGTTCAACACAGTCATCGTGGTATCGCCAAGTCGCAGAGTTGCCAGACGGTTCAGTTTGGCAAACGGCAACAGCAGGGTATCCGCAACACCAGTATACTTAGTGTCATTAGCGGTATCAAGGATAGCCTCGTTCACGTCCGCAAGGATTTCATCCGCAGTAGATGCGCCATCCCAATCGCCGTTAAGGGCACTGTCAGCCGTAACCGTGCTGTTGTTGACAAGCCCTTGGAAGTTCTTTTTCGTATCGCCAAATAGCGCGACACGATCAACCATCTCTTCATAGGCGCGCCGTGCAGCCATGGCAAGCTGATTGCTCAGAGGCATACCAAGCATCTGAGCTTGGTTGATCTCTTCCCAACCGAAACCGTAGCCAATACCAGCGGTATACACCGGGGTTTCAAACTTGCTATGATCAACGCCAGCCAGCGGGATATCGCCCGAGTTTCCGTTAATCCAGCCTGCTTCCCCAAATTTGTCGCTGGAGAAGTAAGTGACCGACTTGGCGAACGGATGGGCCGAAGTATCCATAGGGATAAGCGCCGGGTATTGAATGTCAGGGTAAACAATCTCGTTTACCCCGGCCTCAATATGGCTGGTTTGCGACAGGACAAACCCAAGTGCGGCTTGCGCGTCGTAAAAACTATTTTGCGTCATCTTTAACTATCCTTTACCTTACGCGCCCGCAACCTGCGGAACATCCATGTTGACGCGGATTTTAGCAAGGCCACCGTTTGCAGCGGCGCTTTCCCACTTGCAACCTGCCAAGTTGACCCCGCCGCTAGACCCGACATCGGCATTTGACAGCGCGCCAGTTGCCTTAGTAACCCACACCGGATCACCCTGAACAACGCCGCCTGCATCGGTCACAGTGACCCAGATAACCCCGTGCGTCATAATGCGGGCACTACCATATTGCTTGAAAACATCCGTTGCACTATCCACAGATTGATCACGGACAGTGAAACCGATATAGTCAAAGGCCGATGCGCCAGACACTCGAACGCCATCCGTAGTAGCCCCTTGTGCAACGGGCAGACCGAAACCAATACCGGCGACGGTTTCGACGTTGCGGCTAATCAGGTTGACGTGTTCAGTGTTAACAATAGCGCCAAGTTTGCCAGCGGCGATATTTTCGCTGTAAGTCGTTTGAATTGCAGGCATAGATTAAGCCCCTTTCCATGCGTCGTTAAGGCGCTTTTCATAAGCAGCCTGACCGTTGTCTTTTACTTCTACGGGTTTCCGATCTGCCAAAGCCTTGCGGGCGGTATCATCGGTAGATTTATCCAGAACGCGGAACATACCCTTGATTTCAGCATCCGAAGCGTCTTTAACAGCCTCATCGCCAAACTTGGCTTGCACGGCATCCCGCATGGCTTTCATATCGGCCATTTCTTTGACCTTAGCGGCCAAAGCCTCATCTGACAGGATTTTGCTTTCAGCATCAGCCAGTTTGGCTTTCAATTCGCCAATGGCGGCATCTTTATCCGCAAGCAATGCGGTGAATTGATCAGCGTCGGACGCGGCAACCGTAAATTGCTTATCCCCGATGACCACTTTAGTAAATTCAGTCATAGTGACCTCATCGTTAGTGGTGACAGGGCTTGCGCCCCAACTATCCGCACCGTCGCCAATGCGGGCTTTCGTTCCAGCACGGGCATTATCCACCAGCGCTAAATGGTTGATACGAATGTTACGCTGGATAAAGTCATAACCCAAACCGGGCTTAGCTTCTTCCATATCTGCGGTATATCCGGCGCTCAATTCGCGCTTGCCAGCCTTTACGGCATCGATTGCCGCCTGATCTTTTAGCATAAGCGAAACGGCCAGAAATTCACCGTCGCGCAAAACCTCTTCACCGACTTCCCCCACCGCCAAGTCTTTCCAGTTTTCGGAATTTACCAATTCCTGCGGATGATTGATTGTCACTGGAGCATGGCTAAAAGATTGCAGGCTGTCTTTGTGAAACACTTCCGTTTCAGGCCGATAAACCTTGACAATATGGTTTCCCATAAGACCCAATTCGGACGCCCGATAGTCTTGAATGCCAGTCCTGACCGCCCGAGCTAGAGCGGTCACATAGCCTTCGCTTGTGGTTTTTACCGTTCCAATTTCAGCGCGGTCAGTGAATTTCAATCTCAATACTCCACAAGATTGGCGATAATACCCGACCCGCTAGTAACGGTAATGGTGCCTTTCAGCCAAACGTCAGCCGCCTTAAGGTCTAGAACCTTAGTAGCCCCTGCCGCAATAGCGCCAAAGCCAGTATACCCGCCCGCAACAGACGCAGTTCCGTAACCCGGCACATAAGGCGCAACAGCGGCGCTACCCGTAATGACAGGCGAAAGCGAGCCTGCCGTAGCATTGCGAAGGATCAGCAGCGAGACGGCCTTACTCGCGTCATAAACGAACGTATCTGACGCGCCAAGCGTGGTGGCGTTTACGGTTACAGGCGCATTGGCTTGCGCGTTGGTTTTGGTAATCACTGCCATTGTCAAGCCCTTTTCATAGCGTTGTTGGAATTATCGCAATAGTGTTGCAAGTTTGCAAGTTAGGCGGAAATTTAAACCGGAAGCCCGGAAATCAGCGCCGTTTCATCCGAAAGCGTGATGCCGGTTTCAAAAGCGATGGCGGCAATCGACATGGCCATGACTGTGTTCTTGATGGTCTCGCTGTCTGGCGACCCGCTGAAAAACGTGTCGAAACTGATCTCGTAGAAATCCGGGATCTCGGTCGCACCTGCCGTGCAACTGATCCATATCCCGGCGGGATTGGTTTCGTAGATCGAAACATCCAAATATAGACGTGCCATAGGCTTGATCCTTCTGTTAAAGCCCAACTGTTAAGAGATAATTTGCCTGCACCGTGTTCGCCGCCGCTGTCGCCCCGACAATGGCGCGGATAGAGTGTCCAAGGGGCGCGGTTGTCGATGGCAGGTCCGTTGTCAGAGACCCTTGCGCAACAGCCCGGCTGTCAAGGCGGCGAACCATGTATTCCACCTGCGTTCCGCCCGGGGCGCTGTAGAACAGGTATTCATAGGCCGCCGTTGCGCTTGGCACGGGGAAGCTGGCCCCTAAGTCCACCTCTGACGCTACGCCAGCAGCGTCATTCCTGAAAATGCGCAGGGTTGTGTCGCTCGTGTCCGCGCCAATGGCCAAGATATTCGTTGCGGCGCTTGGCAGGGTTGTGCTTGCCCCGGTGCCATTCGTCAGCCCAGAATAGACCCCACCAGACGCAGCGCCCATCGCCGTGAACCGAACGCGCCCCGTGTGAACAAACCCCTGCCGACCGGCTGTAGCCCCCCGCATAGCCCAGACAGTGTTGGACCGAACATCAGCAGACCCCGCCGCCGTGCTTTGTGTCGCCTGAGTATGGGCCGCTTCTAGAAAGTCGTTCGTTGGCGTGGCCGTGGGGCCGACTGTAGAAACCGTCGCGGAAATAGAATGTCCATGCAACCCCATGCTGACGACCGCCGCGCCCGTGCTGGGCAAAGCCATCTGCGTCAGGGTGTCCACATCAAAAAGATCACGACTGACCGACGCCTTGAACCAACGGGAAGCCGTGCCAGAATAGCGCAGGTCAATCGTTTCGCCGGGGATCAGGATGTAAGACCCACGCCCAAGTCTGAACCTGTTCGCCGCCGTGCTGTTGCTGTCTTCGCCGATCAGCATGATGACAAAGGCGCTGTCGTTGATCAGGCGAACCTCTTGATCCGCCGTCCCGCCCACAAGGCCGCCGATGAAGCTGTTCGTCGTCGGCTGGGCCTTGATCGTTGCTGGCCCGGTCCCAAAACCAGCCGGTGCCCAGTCCGTTTGGTCTGTCGAGGGTGCGGCTGCGATGACCGTTAGGCCGCCCCCACCACCCGGAGGCGCGGCCCATGTTCCATCCGCTCGGAGGAAGTTGGTCGTTCCGCCGCCCGATGCAGGGGCAAGACCCTTCGCGCCGCTGGTGAACGTGTCCAGCATCGCCGTCAGTTGCGCCGCCGTCAGGTCCGCAGGGTCTGCCGCCGATCCGGTGTTGTTGCCCTTGATCGTGTTGGCTGCCATGTTCGCCAGCTTGGCATTCGTCACAGCATCCGCCGCGATGGTCAGGGTAGTCGCCCCTGTCACGTCGCCCGTGTGGGTCGCGTTGCTCACCTTGGCTGTGTTAGCCGTAACCGCCGCAGTAGCTGCAACCGCCGTTGCAAAATCGCTGATCGTGCTGGCCAGTTGCGTTCCGGTATGATTTGCCCGCGCCAACAAAACCGCGTCAGAACTGTTCGCCGTGGCCCCGGTTGCGATGCCGTTCAGCTTGGTCTTGTCCGAAGCAGACATAAGACCTGCGTCCGCCCCAGCCAATGGCAAAACAGCATCCGTTCCAGTGTCGCTGGTAATCGTCCGACTTGGCGCGTCGTAAGACAGGTTAGTCGCCCCGCCGCTGATCACAACATCGCCAGACCCTAGCAGGCTGTTGCCGTTAACAGTCTTGATATTCGTGCCGCTGACTAGTGTAACCTGCTTTGCATCAAGTGCGGCTTGCAAGTCAGCCTGCGATGCAAGAATTCCAGTAATACTGCCCCAAGTAGCAGGACCGCCCGGACCTGTATTGCCCGACGATCCACCGCCGCCAAACATAACGCCGTTTTTGCCATTCTTACCGGGCTTGCCGTCATCGCCTTTAGCCTTGCCACAATCGATAACCCGACCATCTGTCAATTCAACATAAAGATGCCCATTTTCAGGATCAATCCAAGCATCCCGAACCCCTACGCCATTGCGGCCCGGTTCGCCGGGATCGCCCTTGATTGACTTTCCGGGATCACCCTTATCTCCTTTAAGGCCAACAATAGAAACGCCATCCTTACCGTCACGGCCCGGCAATCCGTCCTTGCCGTTAACGCCATCCTTTCCGTCTTTCCCCGGATCACCCTTGTCACCCTTGTCACCCTTATCGCCCTTGATCGTAACAGCCATATCCGCAAGCGTCTTGCGGTCAGCATCAGCAAGAGCGCGAGACGCTTCTTTTTTAGCAATCGCTGCAACCGTGAGAAGGTCAATCGCTTGCAAGGGCATCTTTTAGCAACTCCAAGGCTTCACGTTCCAATTCAAGGCGTTCGTCTTTTACGGGTTCCTTTTTTTCTTCTTTAGGTTTAGGAGTTGGCGCAATATCATCCTCGCTTTCCTCTGGAACAATCTCGCCACCGCCTGAAATAAACTCTTCATAGGATTGATCCAAACCGGGCAACACGCCAATATTGACAAGCCCGGTCACAGTCGGTTGCGACAAGACTTCAGCCGGAATAACCCCAGCCGAAACAAGTTTTTGCACCGCACCCGCCAATTTATCCGCATTTTCAACCTTGTCTTTATCAGACTGTTGCCATAGGCTATTCCATTCATACCACAATTCAGGCGGGCGACTACCTAGGGCGGAACGGATCAAACATTCGTCAAAGATCGCAAGTTTAGGCTCAATATCATTCGACTGCATTTCCCCAATGCGGTCGTAATAATTGCTCAATTCCATATCGCCGTTATTGCCCATTCCACCGTTTTGACGGTCAAACAATACAGCGTGTGGAATACCAGCCGGGGCAGACACTTGCTTTTCAAACGATACGATCAAGTCCGGTAACGTTGCAAAGGAAATATTCTTTTGATCGTAAGTGCTATCCTTGCCGTCCTTTGATACGGAACCCGGCAATACAAGCGCGCCGTTGATGCCTTTCATCGCCATCATGGCTTGCATCATCTTTGTAAAAGCAGCTTCCTGATCAGGATCGCTAAACATATCGGACAGGCCGGGGATTGTCAGAATGTCAACTTTAGCCTCATAAAGCAGGCTGGCAATGTTTGCAATCGCCCCTTCATAACGCTTAATCGGGCCTTCCATCCCGGCGAAAATAGACATGCCATCTCGGCCCTGAAAACTGGACAGCGGCTTATCCCGACCATGCCACCGAATCATGCGGCTAGGGTGGATATTCGTCAGGCTGGACGTGCTGGCCGACGCGCTGGCAATGCTATAGTATTTCGGCCAACCATAGCCCGGCGATAGAGGGTCAGTATCAATCTCGCCTTCGCTCACTTCGGACGCGGCAAGGGATACAACAAACCGCAATCCGCCTTTCTTGACGGCATCGACGCGCACGGGCTGATCAGGCGATTGCCCGTCCTGCACGTCAAAATAGATGTAGTGTGTCCCTAGCAGGCGGGCGGATGACATGGCTTCCTTCACCTTGTCGCGTATAGCAAGGGCCTTTTCCGCCTTTTCCAGCGCGTCTAGTTGGGCATCCTTAGCCTGCCATGATCGCCACTTGCGCGTGGCGTCATCCGGGATTTGTTCAACAACCTTGCGCGCAATCTCGCTGTCCTCGAACATTCGGATATAGTCAGCAATTCTAGGAACATAGCCTGTAAACGTGCCACTGCTTGCCTTGTCGCGCACCGTTCCAAGGTTAGCGGTAAGATTGGTGTAACCGTCTTTGAACATGGCAAGCCCTTACATTTTGTGTTGAATTATCGCAGATAGGGGGTTGACAGGCAAAGCGGGGACTGGTATGGATGGAACAACGCAAAAGGAGACTGACATGAAAAGCCTAGACGACATGACCCCAAGCCTGTTGGCCGAACATATCGCCAAGTATCTCAAGGAACGCTTTGGCGATAAGGCCCCGGCTATGGGCGATGCAATTTCTCTGGCGATTGAAGGTCTGAAAAAGAATGGCTAAGATAACAATTCCTGAAAACTGGCAATGGCCGGGGTCGCCTGTGGACAGCACAGAATCGATGGATCGCGGTGGTAATGATACGACTGTTGTTGAAACCCGCATTCATCTTGGCAATGATCCGGCTACCGTGTCCAAGATGCTGGCCCGTGCGATGGTTCGGACTTACGGAAAGGATGTTGCAGCGTTGATCTTGGTTGACGCGGCAGAGGAGGCTTTGAAATGACTGACGAATGGGGGCCTTGGATTGATCATGACGGGAAGGGCTGTCCGTGCGTTGGGCAGGTTGTGATGGTCGCGGCCATTCGGAACCTCCTTGGCGAAGTTTGGGAGCAAGGACCAGCTATAGCTCAAGGGGGGCAGTCTTGGTTTTGGGCTGTAACCGGCCTGCCGCCGAATGACACCCAACAAATCATCCGCTACCGCATTCGCAAGCCTCGCGGAATGAAAATCCTTGAGGGTATTCTTGAAAACTTGCCTAAGGAAGTGGAGATTGTGGGATGAAACGCTTTAGGATTTGGCTGGCAAACCTGATCAGTGGGGGCGAGATTGCGCGGTTGAACGAGGCCCGCAACAAAACGCGCAACTTGTGGTTCGAGCGGTGGGATAAAGCAATGGCCCGGTTGGGAGAGTCTATAGACCGCGAATATCACATGCGAAAAGCCCTGCAATCCATCGCTGACAGCACCTGCTGCGAAGGATGCCAGGAAGCCGCCCGCGTCGCAAGGGAGGCGCTGGAATGATCCGCGACGGATTAGGGCTTGTGGCAATGCTTTGCATGTGATATGCAGGGTTCTGGATTATTGGAGGTTGAAGATGGAATATCAGGATAAAGACGGGGATCGGCTTT